AAGGTCAAGGCTTACACTCTGAAGAACATTTGAAAATGCTGTTCCGTTGACTGTAATCTTGTGGTCTGTTGCTACATAAACCGCCATTTAATGTTCTCCTAATTTGCTTGAACAGCACAGTCAAACTCTGCTGTTAAATATGTGTTTTCACCGATAATAACTGAGCCGTAGTTTCTCATATCAGATACTACCAAATCAAAACAACGACCTGATAGTGTCCTATCTGATTCTATCGCACTTTTTATACTAGATGCCCCTGTAGGTGCACAGAAAGCATCAAGGTTTTGTTGTGCAGAACGCTCAGAAACTCTACCTACAAAAACCGAAATAGTGAAGTTATAGGTATTAAAACCATTTCTAAATGCTTTATGGTATTCAATGCTTTGTGGGCTAATAATAGCCAAAGGCGGATTCGGGTTATCAGGTGTGTAAGCAGTCACTCTCAAACCAGTAATAGTTGAAAGATTTTCAACCAAACCATCACGAAGGTCGCTCAAACCAGCCATTAGACCAGCTGCCTTAGCTTACGGTAAGAGTTCAACAACATAGCAACATCAGGGTCAATACGGTTAGACACCCTAAAATATCCTGTGTCTGGGCTAGAAATAACACCCAAAGGTGAATCAAGACGTTTAAAGATACGCATAGCCTGGATAATAGTTGCTTGCTTTACTGGAGTAGGTACGGCTGACCAACCCCAGACACCAGTCACCTGTACTGTAGCGACTTCTTCTTGTCCATAACGACCTTCATAACGGTACTGAGTCTCATCATTAGGGAACTCATAGTTACCTACAGCACGAATACGAGTAACAGGCCAATCAGATAAACCATCAGACACATTGTTCAAAGGTTCTAACTGATAGTCGGCTACAGCCCAAGTTTGGTCAAAAGTTTTATTTTGCATAGTTGAAACTGAAATACTGGAAATAGAAATAGCATCATCTATCTGACAAACATCTTCAGTAAGTGGCACAAACACTCTCGTAGCCGTACCAGCGTTATAGAAATGTCTCATAGTGTATTCATCCACCATACGAGAAGCTGACTCTAAAGCCAGTTCTAGCAGAGTGTCATCTACACCATCCTGGATGCGAAGTGCGGATTTAAGGTCGTTTAGGCTTGCATAGCCGTTGACAACAGGCATGTTTACTCCTTGTCTTTACTAACCAATTTTACTCCATTTACTATACGGGCTTTGATGTCAGTAGAACTAACGCCCACAGTATAAGGAACATAGATTAGTTGAATCTGTTGTGCATCAAGCCAAGCCTGAGTGAACTGCATTTGAGCATAATAATCTTTTCTAGCCCAGTCATCACCGATAACGACAAAGTCAGGTATTACGTTTTCTATCGCTGGTTTAGAATCTTCATTGCCCACATTGGCTACAACTGAATCAACATACCTGCAGCCCATCAAAACTGCCTTACGTTCGGCAAAAGACATGATAGGTGGTTTACCCTTGTAGGCGGCTATGAACTCGTCTGTGTTTAGGCTGACAACTACACGCCCTTCCTTGCCAGCGATACGCTTACAAGACTTGAGAAACGCTACATGCCCTGAATGAAACAAATCAAATGTTCCGCCTGTGTACACTACTCCCATGAGTTATCCCGTCTAATCTGAAGCGACCAGTTACCTTCACTAAAGTCTTCTGTTGCTTCCTTATGTAAATAAAGCAAATTGTTTCTAGCAAACGTGCCATTGTTTTGACTGTGAAAGCCCCCAGCAATCGTAGAACTATTGTCGTGATTCAATGTGGCGTGAATAAACTTAGCTTCAAACCCAGCGTTGATAATACGTCTCTCATAGTCATTATCTTCAAAATAGATAGGGTGAAAACGCTCATCAAACAGCCCCACATCTTTCACAACCTTCTCACCCAACACAAAACCCGACCACTTAGGCATAATGCTTAGAAAGTTTATTGTCTCAGGGTCTGCTTCTTCACTAATCTTCTGCAACGCACCAGGAGCAAGAACTGAATCATCATTCAACAAAACCCAGTACGGTGCAAAGGGTGTAGTTTTGACAATCAGGTTTAGCCCACCCCCGTAACCAAGTCCATAAGGGACTTGTATAAGCCACATCCGCTTAACCATTTCAGGTTTGACAGGTGCATACTGTTGTTTACCAGAGTTGTCTACAATAACTAGGTTTTCAACTGGATAGTCTATGCTCGCTAAAAGTCTGTCAGCCAACTCAAACCGAGAGTAGGTAAGCATCCCTAAAACGGGTATCATGCAAGAAGTTTCTTCAATACTGGTAGCCAATGGTTCTCCCACACAGTCTCAACATCAAACTGTTTTACAAAGTCTATGCTTTCCTGTGACCTTGTGCCACGAACCTTGTACGCTTCTTCAAGAGCATTTACGATACTTGGAATTAGTGGTACTTGCCACCAAGCGTTCTGTCCTGCATCCCAAGATGGTTGCCCGTCAACAAGCCAGCCATCTTTAGATACAAGGTCTGGTGTAGCTGCCCAGTTAGAACCGATAATTCTTGTCCCACAGGCTTGTGCTTCTATAGTTGGCACACCAAATCCTTCTCCATAAGACGGTGCAAGCATCACATCCATAGTTGTATAGAAAGCAGCAAGAGTTTCTGTGTCAATACCATACTTGTAGTCAGCCATGTCAGGAAACATTATTTGCTCAGGTCTAATACCCAAAGATTCGCATAATACAAACAAATTCCAACCACCAGCACTACCAAATGGGTCTGTATGTAAATAAAGTTTTGCATCAGGTTTATCTTTAGCAAAGATACTGAAAGCCATAATGTTTTCAGCAAACGCCTTACGGTGAAGAAGCCCACCAGCTTTATTAGCTGCGTTCATGCCAACAACAAAATCATTTTTCTTCAAGTTCATCCACTTACGGGTTTCAACACCATTCACCTTAAAGGTAGGTTTCATAACCTTAGTGTCAACAGCATGTGGCACATACTCGCACTCTAAGCCGTTCTCTTCCATCTGACGTTTACCATGTGGACTCATAGCGATAGGAACAACATTAGGTTTACGAAGCCAAGCCAACACAGCAGGTGGCATAGTCATATGGTCTAACGGAGTCCAAGAAGCAATCTTAGGCAGACGGTCATACGCTTTACCCTTAAAGACCCAAACGTCATACAAGGTAATTAGCAAGTCCTTTAACTTATCTTTTCTTGTCTTGTTTACATTATTAGTGTGATGGGCATGGTGCATTGCAGTCACATCATTACTGTAAGGTTCAAAGCCACGAGCATAATGCGGTATCTCGCCAGCAGGAGTACTAAGCACACCGTTAGTGCCTTCTAAACCGAAATTACTTAGTGCAGCAACATCCACACCATCACGCTTCAAACGGTCAACCAGATAACCTGCCTGTACGCCATAACCAGTTGGAATGTATGGGCTGTTAGAAGCAACAGAAACAATACCCTTTAACTTTGACATAGGATTTCCTTTTTTTCGTAGGTGCAACTAGAATAGCATAAGAAAACCCCCCTGATGCCTACGCACACCAAGGGGGTTTTCAGTTTAACTCAAGGTTTAGCTTGCGCCACCCTTGAAGTACTTGACGTGGCTTGCGTGGGTTAGGTTACCATCCACACGCATCTTGACACGGAAAGTTGTTACATCCTGGTTGAACGCATAGTCAGGTGACTGTGCAATGTCAATACCGCCAGCAACACGAACCTTGTATGAAGGTAGGTGACCGAATAGTACAGACTTGTTACCAGTTCCAACAGCAGCTACAGCAGGGTTCTCGTAAACTGGGAAGCCTAGAACTTGGTCTGGCGCACCTAGAGTACCTGGAACGAAGATGTAGTTACCTGCGCCATCCTTCAACTTGCGAAGAACACCAAGTGAAGAAGTTGACATCTGGAAACCGTTACCTGGCAATGCACGAGCAGCACCATCTAGGCTGTAAACCAAGTCAACTAGGTTGTCGTAAGTGAAAGCACCTGAGACTCCAGTTCCGCCTGTAGTAGCAGAGCCAGCCTGAGTTGATAGACCGAATGGCTGGGTTGTACCAGTACCAACAGTCAGAGCGTTGTTTACAGCGTAACCAATCTCGTTACCAGCCTGTTCAGCGATAAGAGATGTTAGGTCAAATCCAGCATCCGCAATCAATTCGTTCGCAACGCCTACAAGGAATGAATACTTGTATGCACCAAGAGTGATTGATGAGAATGTTGGGTCGCTTGCACCAATAGCAGCAGTCGCAGTAGCGATAGCAGCAGTTGAACGAGCAGTTAGTGTTGGGATAGTTAGGTTCTCACCAGATGTTGTGTTGAAAATCTGGCTTGTCTGCAACATAGGGCCAACAAGTCTTGCAACCGAGAAAACCTGGTCATAGAAAGACTGTGGAACTGTGTTGGTTGAACCTACTAGAGTACGCTTTTCTGGAGCGAACTCGTAACCCTTACGCTCGCCCATAGCGATTGAACGAAGGATGTCAGAATCTGCTGAAACAGCAGTCTCTGTTGGGCGGAAAGCAGAAGCCGCTTCAGCAGCTCTTTCTTCACGCTCTGCGGTTGCTTTAATTGAGTCAATGAGTTTTGCTCTTTCGTCAATGTCAGCCATAATACGCTCGTAAGTCTGAGTTTCTTCACCTGAAAGGTCACGCTTCTCAGATGCTGCATTGTCAAGCAAAGCCTTAGCTTGCTCGTATGCTGACTTACGGGCTTCTTGCTGGATTTTAATAAAATCAGACATGGAAGTCTCCTATAAATAAATGAATAAGGGATACCTGCGGTGCTGACACTCAACAGACGTAGCGGTGCTGACACTCAACTACTAAGTTAAGTTTAGTAGTCAAAAATAACGCTTAAAAGAAAACCCCACCAAGAAAAGGGATTAACTCGGCGGGGCTTATTACGCTAGAAAAGGGATTAACTAGCGAGTCTCTTTAACTTCAACAACTCTAACTTCTTTAGCAGGAGTGTCAATAGCAACGATAGCATCAGCAAACGCTTCAGACAAATCTTTTACTTCACCAGCAGCAGGGTTGCCAGCGATTTCTAGTATAGCTGCAATAATCTGTTCTTTAGTGGCCATTAGAGCATCTTTCCTTCAAGGGTATGTTTTAACTGCTTCAATACTAGCAGGTTTACTTGTGGTTCAACGGTTTTGTGGAATTCTTCTTCCTTGTCCACAACAGGTTCTTCAACCTTTTCACCCTTAGTCATCTGCTTAATCACGTTTTGAAGCAAGTCTGCTTGGTCAGTAGTCAAAGACTCGTTAGTTTCCAAAGCAAGTAAAGCATCCGAAAGTTTTTCTACATCAAGAGTGTCTGTAGAGCGAATCTGTGCAACGCTTGACTCATAGGCGGGGAACGTAACGATACTGACTTCAGCCAAACGTACAGACTCTAAAGTTCTTGTAGTGCCGTCAGGAGACCAAGAATCGGACTGGACTGTAAAACCAAAAGACATTTTGTTTACATCACCACGTTGCATCAAAATACTTAAATCTTTGCCACGAGTAGTTGGTGCTAAGTCTGCTTCAACTCGTAGACCTTTAGCATCTTCATACAAGCGCATAGTTCCTGCACGAGTGCTACCCAACACTTCACCTGAATCGTGATTCCACAAAAGTTTCACATCATTACGAGACTGAAGAGTTCTCTTGAACGCACCAGGAGCGATACGCTCAATAAAAGGCAACGGCTGACTATCGCTGTTAAACACAGCTGCATAACCAGAGAACGTCATCTTGTCTCCGTCAGCACGAATCTCAAAATCAACATCAGAAACACGAGTTTCAGGTGCTGGCTTAATACCATTAATTTTGCGTAAAGTTGCTAAAATCTTTTCTGCCCTATTGCTGGCTTTCAAAACCGAATTACTCATTAAATTCCTTTGCTTATCGGACTCTCTATCTACAATACCACTTGACCAAGTAAAGCCAGCGTCCCCGCCCCACGCATCCCACATAATTCTACCGTTTGAAGGGTTGTC